GTGGAATTTGTTCCGGCGCTCGGCCCCGGGGAAACCGGGCCGATTCTTCAGCGGCATTTGGTCGCCTCCAGCGGGCCCTGGGTGATTGGGAAAAGCAAAAAGGCGGATGGCCTGTTTGTGTTTCCCGCCGCCAACCTTGACCAGCCGATTTGCTATGTGTTTGATTCGGTCGCCCAGAACGCGACATTTTTGGCAAATTCCTGGGAAGATCAAAAGCGCTTGCTGGCGTCGGTTTTGCGTTATAAGGGTATTTTTGGCGAGCTGGCAAGGCAGATCCGGGCCTCGACCATTAGCGACGATGGCGAGGGAAATGTTGCTTTTTTCCCGGAGATTCCCGCCTCATTACTAATCCAGCTGGAAGAGATCGCAAAACTGTGAAATTATGTATGCACCATAAGGGCGAGCTTTGGGCGACGGCGAACAAGCTCAGCGAGGAACAGCAGAAATTGGTGACCGATAATTTGCCGCTGGCCTATCACTATTGCAAAAAAAGGCCGATTCCGGGCCTTGATCGGGAAGAGAACGAATCCGAAGCGCTCTTTTGTTTGACCCGATCGGCGGCAAATTTTAAGCCCGAACTGGGTTTCCGGTTTGCCACCTATGCCTGGAGCGTGTGGCTCAATCACCGAAAAAACGCGCACCGGATCACCAAAATGGAAACGAAGGGTTACGGCACGATTCAGGAGCGGTTCAACGGGTCCAGCATGTGGTTGATCGATCCGATCGATGCCCAGCCCGGACCGGACCAGATCGCCGCGGAAAAGGACGAACTTGCCGAAAAACTGAAAACCTTTTCGGTGCTGGATTTGCGGGCGAAGGAAATCCTTGAAAAACGGATGCAGGGCAAATCGCTTCAGGAGATCGGCACCGAAATGAACATCACCCGGGAGCGGGTCAGGCAGATTGAGAAATCGGCGATATATCGGATCCAGTATCTTTCGGGATCGGACATCGACACGGGAACCCCGCTGATCAACGAATACCACGAAATGCGGGAACGGCGCAACGATGCGACCAAGGAGCATCAGCGGAAAGTCGCCGCCATTAAGGCGATCCGGCGAGAATTTCCGGAGTATGGTTCGGTCAAAATCGCCAAGCAGGTCGGGTGCTCGGTGAAACTGGCCCGCCGTCATATGTCCCTGAAAAAACACAAAAAGCCGGTGACAGCATGACCCTTACGATGGAACAGGTCCAGCGGCTTTTGGATGCGCACAATTGCGATATCCTCATTTGGCCTTACCACGGCATCGAGCGTCTCAGCGCCCGGCACGCCGTCGCCAAGCTTGGGTTTGAACTGATTGCCGCAAGGCAGCGGATTGCCAGACTTGAAGGAGCCATCAAGGCGCACAAGGCGAAGATGGCATCGCCCAATTATGCGGCATGTCTGGACGACAACGCGGACCTGTGGGAGATGGTCAACGATGATTTTAAGGAGGTGAATGAAAATGATTAAGCAAAAAGAATTTGCAGATAACGATGCCACATTATTTATCACAGAAGAACATTGGGGAATGGATTGTGGCGGCGTTGCCAGGATCAAAATTCATCAGCCAAGATGGGGTTACAACAAAGAGAACGATGTGTGGGATTTGTTTTTGAATCCTCAAACAGCGAGAAATTTGGCACGGCAACTAATGGATATCGCAGACTCTGTAGAGATGAAAGAAATAGAATTCGAAAGGAATGGGAAAAAATGACTAGCGACAACGAAAAAAAATTGTCGACACCCTTGGGGAATTGAACCTTTTGTTCTTCTGTCTTGAAGGACCTTTGCCAGAGGAAAAGGACGATTTCCGAAGGGCAATTCATTGCGCCCAAGACCTTGTTGCCTTGCAGGTCGCAAGACGCGCCGATCCTGAATTTTGGGGAATAGACTAATGGGCATTAGTGTAAAGCGGGCCCCCGTCTCCGTGATTTTTTATCTAGAGAAATCCCACATCCGAAGAATCCAACATCTGGATGGTAATAAATTCCGGGCGGTCGTCGAGATCGATGTGCCTTTGGAAGTGCTTGACGATTTTTGTTTAAAATTCAAGGAACAGAATTTGAAAGGAATGGGAAAAAATGAATGACCAGGCAGGACCAAACATCAGCGCGGCACAAGCCATCCTAGGCAACATGCTGGCGAGGATCACGGCGCTATATGACACGATTAACGACGACACCTTACCGCCACGGTTGCGAGTTGATGTCCGAAACGAGGGCCCTTGGCGTGTTTAAGCCAAGACTTTTGGCGCATGGAAAATGACACAAGACGACAAGAAAACAGGGATAAACAATGACGCCTGATTTTGCCGAGGGCTTGGCCATCATGCTCAAATTGGCCGGGATCGCCGAACCGGTCAAAGAGCATAAGTTCCACCCAAAGCGAAAATGGCGGATCGATCTGGCATGGCCGGAGGAGAAATTGGCGGTCGAGATCGAGGGCGGAGTGTGGAGCAAAGGACGCCACATCCGCCCAAAGGGTTTCCTTGGGGATCTGGAAAAATATAATACATTAACGGTCCTTGGTTGGGCACTACTACGGGTGACACCCCAACAGGTGCGCACCGGGGAGGCGCTGACGCTGATCGAGGAATGGTTTGGCCGGGGGGGCAAATGATGGCGCAACTGACTTTTTTTGATATTCCGGAGGAGCCGAGGAAGCTATCCCGGCATGTGGTGTGGCGCAGGCGTGTCGCCCGCATCATTCAGACCCAGGACGATGCGCCGCTATTCTTTCGGCGGGAGCGGGGCAGCCGTTTGACCCGGGAGGAACAGGACCAGCTCGCCGCGTATGTGCCGCTGATCCGAGCGACGGCAAGGCGGGCGCATTTGCGGGGCATCCGCATCGATGACCTTGAGGGCGAACTGATCGCCTACGCCGTCCACATCATGCCGAGGTTTGACCCGACCCGGGCCAAGCTGGGCAGTCTTTTGCGGGTGGCGCTCTCAAACAAAATCAAAAACATGATCAGGGACTCGGCCAAAAAGGTCCGCCTCCGCACCGACCAGGGCGAGCGATTGGCCGAGATCGCTTGCTCGGACACGGCGGGCATTCAGGCGGTCGATGACCTGGACGAACTGAAGGCGTGGGCGCGTGCGGTGTAAATGTTTGCGGGGAAAGTTAGCGGGGAGTCGCACGGGGGACTCTAACCGATGGTTTATTAAATTTGCTTGACCGCTTCGGTCCCATCGCGTGTTTTTGTGCGCAATTTCTGGGTAAAAGGGCAATCAAATGAAGCGCGGTCGCCGCGTGTCGCCGAAAACGGACGGGGCTCCGCTGCCGAGCTCCTCGCCGCTGTTGTCATCCGCTGAAAATTCCTGCCTGGCGTCGCTTGTGATTGACCTCAACCGCACGGGGTACGCCCAAGCCTGCGACCTGCAAGCCGTTCTTCTGGCCGCTCGCCGCATGGCCCGCGTCCAGGAGATGGCCGCGCTGGTCAAGGCGCTCCCGGCGTTGACCATCACCGGGGGCAACGGGCAGGAGATGCTCCACCCGTTTTTGAATGAACGCCGAGCCGCCGAGCGTGACCTCGCCGATTCCCTCCGCGTCCTCAACCTGACGCCAGGGGCTCGCAAATCGGTGCGCACCGGAGCCCGAGAGGTGGACCAGGCAACCAAAGCCGCCGACCCGCTTCAGGCAAAAATTCTTAAGCTGATGCCCTGATCCGCCGGGGTAAATCCCCCGCATGAAACCGTCCGCTGTTTTCGAGGGTTTTTGCAAATCCCTTCTCTCCCACACCAAGGGCCCGCTCGGTGGCCAGCCGCTGGTGCTTGATCGCTGGCAAATGCGCGACATCATCCGCCCGCTGCTCGATACCCGCCTCAAGGATGGCCGCCGCCAATACCGCCAAGCGCTGGTGATGCTCGGTCGCAAAAACGGCAAGACCACGCTGGCCTCGGCGCTTGCCCTTTACATGCTTTTCGCCGACCACGAACCGGGGGCGGAAATTTTGTCCGCCGCCTGCGACTCCGATCAGGCCGCTCTTGCCTTCGACATCGCCAAGCAGATGGTCCTCCACTCTCCCGAGCTCTCAAAGAAATGTAGGGTCTACCGCCGTCACATCGAGGCAAACCGGGGCGCTGTGTATAAGGTGATCGCCGCCGACGCCGCTGGCAACCTCGGCCACAACATTTCGACCCTCATTTTCGACGAGCTCCTCACACAAAAAAACCGGGACCTGTACGAGTCGCTGGTGACCTCGATGGGCGCACGGACCGAGCCGCTCGCTTTCATGATCAGCACCGCCGGTCACGACCGCGGAACCCTGTGCTACGAACTTTACAACTACGCCAAGCAAGTCCGCGACGGCGTCGTCAACGACCCGACCTTTCTCCCTGTGATCTACGAAGCTCCCCGGGAGATGGATTGGAAAAGCCCGGAGGCGTGGAAAGCGGCGAATCCTGGACTCGGAAAATCCGTAACGCTCGAATATTTGAAAGACACCTGCCAAACCGCGCAAAATAATCCCGCCCGCGAGCAGAGTTTCCGCCAATACCATCTCAATCAATGGGTGGAATCCGCCGCCCGCTGGATCGCCACCGAGTCGTGGAACTCCTGCGAAGCGCACCCGACCAACCTGGAGGAGGTCCCCTGTTACGCCGCTCTCGACCTCTCCAGCCGTACCGACCTGACCTCCTTCACCCTGGCTTTCCCGCTGGCCGGAGCCATCCACCTGAAAACTTTTGCCTGGACGACCTCGGCGATGGTGGCCAAACGCAACGACACCAACCGGATGCGCTACGACCAGTTTGCGCGCAGCGGCAATCTGGAGATTATCCCGGGCGAAATCATCGATTACGAGGTGGTTTTGCGCCGTATCGCCGAGATTTCCGAGGAGTATAAGATCCGGGAAATCGCCGTCGACCCCTGGAACGCCGAATTTTTGATGCAAAAACTCGAAAATCAGGGCTACGTTGTCCGCGAATTCCGCCAGGGTTTCCGCTCGATGAGCCCCCCGACCAAGGATTTTGAGGCCGCCGTCCTCCAAAAGCAGATTTCACACGATGGAAATCCGCTTTTGCGCTGGTGCATTGATAATGTTGTGATCGAATTTGACGCCGCAGGCAACCAAAAGCCCTCGAAAAAGCGCTCCGTCGAGCGGATTGACGCCGCTGTTTCCTCGATTATGGCCTTTGCGAGGGCCCGAACCGCCGAGGCAACCGGGGTAAATGGTGAGAGTATCTACGAGCTTTATGGATTAGAGGTGTTTTGATGTCCGAATGGGTGCATTCCGCCGACACCATTGACCTCGAAACCCGCATGGGCAAGGTAAAACCATCGCCTGTCGGGCCGATTACGACCTCGGTTTTGACCGCTCCAAGCTCCACGGGTGTCACCGTCTCCGAATCCTCGGCCCTTGCTGTCTCCGCTGTGTTCGCTGCTGTGCGTGTGATCGCCGAGGCCATCGGCACTTTGCCTCTCTATGTCTATCGCCGTGATGGGCAACAGCGCTTTCTGGCTCCCGATCACCCCGCCTATCGAGTCCTTCACAGCCAAGCCAACCCCGAGGCTCCCGCCTCCGTCGCCCGTGTCGCTTTGGTGGCCAAGATGTTGCTCCATGGCAATTCTTTCGCCGAGATCGAGCGCGACCCCTTGACCGGCGAAGTGATTAACATCTGGCCTTTGACCTTCGCCCAGGTCGTCCCCTGGCGTGATCAAAACGGTTTTCTGTTTTATCGCTGTACGCCTTACATGGGCAACATCATCGACTTTGACCCTCAGGATATCTTGCATTTCCGTGGCTTTTCCCTCGATGGCCTTGTGGGCGTCTCCGTGATCCGTCAGGCCCGCGAATCGCTTGGCCTCAACATCAGCCTCGAACGCTATGGCGCTGGTTTCTTTGGCCGCGGAGCAAGGCCCGGCGTTCTGCTTAAACACCCTGGCCGGTTATCCGATGATGCCCGCAAGCGGCTGCGTGAAGGCTGGGAGGCAATTCACGCCGGTGGCGAGAACAGCCACCGCACCGCCATTCTCGAAGAAGGCATGGAGGTCAGCACGGTCTCGGTCCCCAACGATGACGCCCAATTTCTGGAGAGCCGCAAATTCGGCGTAGAGGAAATCGCCCGCTGGTTTGGTTTGCCGCTATCGCGTCTCCGTGTCCAGGGCGCAACCGCCTTCTCGAACATCGAACAGGATGGGATCGATTTTGTCGTCAATACGCTCAGGCCTCATCTTGTCCGCATGGAACAGGAAATCTCCATTAAGCTTTTTCCCCATGGCGACTATTACGCCGAGCACTCTGTCGAGGGGCTCCTGCGTGGTGACATCC